CCAACCCCAAGATACCTTTCAATTTTTCTAAATGGAGTGCAGAAGATGCAATCATTGCTGAAGGTACATGCCAAGGAGGGAAAGAAATTCCACCAAGATTACCATAAGAATCTGTTGAAGTAAACGTTCCAGAAGCATAGAGAGTTGGTCTCTTAAGAAATGAAATAACTGACAGATCAGTATCTACTAAACTTAATGAAGATAAGTTTGTTACGTTCTCAAATTCAACAGATGTCTCTCTAACTCCTGCATCATCTATAAACTCAGCAATATCATGTTGATCTCTTGTTGGATTGGAACTTTCATTTTGGATCTCTTGTTTTGATCCGCTTTGTGTGGAAACTTTAGGGGCAGTTCCGTGCCCATTGTTATTATTTTCAGCAGGCTAATTTGTAAAATGACGATATTACCCAAAATCGCCAAGTGTCCCGATTACTCCTGGAATTTGGTGGGGCTGCCACCGAGCCTTCCTGGTAGGTAAGTCTAAATAGACCAGCTCTGACACTCACAGCACTAATCATACTTTATGTAACCGGAATTTGTATATATGATCAAGGTCACGTGAGTGGTTGTGAAGTTAAGCAGTAACTTCATACTGCCAGTATCCCACTGGTGGAGAGTACAACGCTCTTCAGCTTTGTTTGAGGTAACAACACCTGCACAAAAGTGCTAGTTTTATGTCTTCTCGGACATAAAGCCCATAAAGCTTACAAACTAGTATCGGATAGCCCGCTAGTTATATCTTCAGTAACCTTAAGCATGGATTCTATGTCTTCCTGGGCATACACTTCTCTTAATATGGACATACGAGATCGCGAAGTCACATATTGAACATGATCAGGAGAACACTCCATTAATTCTTGTATTAGCTTATCTCTATATGAATTAAAAGTTATTTTATCATGAAGAGAAGCTTCACGCAATGATACTTCTATATTTGTCTTAAACACTTCCTCTGATAGCTTTTTATTTGTCCATAGAGGTATTTCCTTCACAACGGATAACCGAAGTGGAGCAATATACAGTCCCATAGTAGGTTCATACTTAAATGATCTTTTCAAATATTCCACATCTTCTAATCTCTTCCAAGTGGAAACAGTACCATCTTTTTGGGCAGAAGTAAGAG